CAAGGCGACATGATGTTTGCTAAAGGTGATATACAGAACAAAACAATTGATGGTGAAGACTACATCACATTTCAACCAAATACAATTGTCTATGCTGTGCCTGCTGATTCTAAGTTAGCACAAATGATGTTGGCTGCTCAGATGGGTGTGGTGTTTCATACTTCATATACAGGTAAAACATTCTCTGATATGAAAGCCTCATTCAACATTGATATTAAGAATCTTACAACAACCAAAGATGTTTGGTTCCGTGATGCTTACTTTGTTGATGCTTCAGGCACTGCCTCATTTACCGAAGAAGAAACAAGAACTGTCACATCTATTCTGTCTCAAGCAGGCAGAACTTTTCAAACAATCAATTCATTAAACTTGAATCGTATTTCAACAAGTGATGTTATTCTTACATACATTAAAACATTCAATAACACCAAAGTGCGTGAAGGTCTGAAGATTAAAGACACAAGAGCTCACACACTAGAGTTGATTCGTTGGGTTGAGGCTAAATTGAACAAAGACATTATTGATGCCAAGAAGGAAGAAACCAGACAGAAACGTATCAAAGAGAAAACAGAGATTATGCGTTTCTTCCGTAATGCGTCAACAGACTTGAAAAACATTTTTGATTTGATGAATCAGTTGGTTGATGTTAAGAATATGATTGTTAAGAAGTTGCAACAAATGAAACAAGTAACCAATACATTCTTACGTACTGATGATGGTTTCAAAGTTACCAATCCAGAAGGTTTTGTGGCAGTTGATAGGTTAAAAGGTAATGCTGTTAAGTTGATTGATAGACTGGAATTTGCTCATGCTAACTTTAATGCCGCTAAGAATTGGAGCAAGTAATGGATAAGAAATTTGATTTAACCGAAATCTTAGCCGAGTATGGTGAAGACGACTTTGGATTTACGGCAACTGACGAAGAAGAATACAATGCGGTTATTGCGGAAAAAGATGAAACAGTTGAAGAATACAAAGCAAGATTAGAAGCAGTTGAAAAGTTGATTCTGCCTTTCTTAACTAGGTTGTTAAAGACTGCTGACCAACCGATTATTAAGTGGCCTAACCGCAAGCCGGCATTAGAGGCACAAATTCAAAAGATATTAAACCTAACACGAGGTTGAAATGAAATTTACCGAATTCGATGAACTAATGGAAGCAGCCTATGCAGGCAATATCGGTATCATGGAACTGATTAAGTTTAAAAGTAATGCTAGTCCAGAACAGAAAAAACAGTTTGATGACCATGTGAAGAACAAGCGCCACAAAGACGCATGGAAGATGGTCCAAGACGTTACAGGAGTCAAACTACATAAGAGTGTGCATGAAGAAATTAAACCTGATATCCTGCCTAAATCTGGCGCAGGTGCATGGGGAACAGATACTCTGGCAAACAACTATAAAAAAGGCACGCCAGGCCAAAACATTACCTCATTTAAAGACTACAAGACAACTAAGTAAACCAACTGGAGTATATTATGAAAGATTTGATAATCGGTGCAAGTACCAACTATGATTGGGACAAATTAAAATATTGGATTAATTCCATTAATAAATCGGGATTTGAAGGTGATAAAGTCCTGATTCTAATGAACTGTGATGCCGCCACAGTTAAAAAAGTTAACGCAGCAGGTTTTAAAGTTATTGGATTCAATCAAGATTCCGATGGTAACTTGACCTACAAATCAGAAATGCCAATCCACGTTGAGCGATTTGGCCATATCTACGAATATCTCCGCAAAAATGAATATCGTTACGTCATTACGACAGACGTAAAGGATGTTATTTTCCAATCCAACCCTATTGACTTCTTAGAAGCAAATTGCCTTAGACATAATCTGGTGTTTTCTTCTGAGAGCATGTTATACAAAGACGAACCTTGGGGCAACCAAAACCTGTTGGAGACTTTTGGCCCTTATGTACACGGAATTTACAAAGAAAATGAAATCTATAATGTTGGTGTTCTTGCTGGTACTGGCTCTGCGGTGCGTGATTTGGCAATTAACATCTTCACCATGGCAGCAAACTGTCCGATACCAATTTGCGACCAATCAACATTTAACTTCATGGTCTCTATGAGTCCTTATAAAGAAACTTCTCTTTATACTCAATCAGAAACAGGTTGGGCTTGCCAGTTGGGCACAACAGCAGACCCTAGTAAGATTAATCAATTTAAACCACATCTGTTAGAACCATCTCCTTCTATGTACCGAGGTATTGTGACCACATCAAAAGGAATTCCATACCATATTGTTCATCAATATGATAGAGTGCCTGAAATGCGCCGGATGATTGAGGAGAAATACGGTGAGTAACGCATTAGTAATGGCAGGTCATGTAAGAACCTTTAAAAGTATCGCAGAAGAACTAACACATTTTATTCGCTTCAATGAATTGGATGTGTATCTGTATATTTGGGATGAAGGCAACCAAGATGAAATTGATTTTGTTGTTAAGACTTTGAAGCCAATTAAATGGAAGGCAGAGAAGAATGAAATTTATCTGCCAGAATTCCTTGAGGCTGAACAAAGAATCGTAACAAAAAATCCAAAAGAACTTATTACACCAGATAAAAACTTTGCAACACTATCGATGCACTTTGCACGTAGAAAAGCATTTGAGTTGATTGAAAAAGAATATGATAATGTTGTATTCTCCAGATTTGATACACATATGAATGCCTTCAGAATCAAAGCAATTGTTTCTGAATTTCCTGATGCAGTTGTTACACCAACCAATGAGCAGTATGGTATGGTGTCTGATATCTTTGCTATTGTTCCATGGAAATATGCAGACAACTACTTCTTCTACCCACGAGCAGAAGATATCTTGTCACGTAGATTCAATAAGAAAATGAAAGAATGGTTATCAGTTAAATTCTATTGGGAAAATGCTCAAAGAGATATCCGTTTACATGATGAGAATAGATATTGCCCACACATGTTGTGTATGAGAAACTTTTTTGAAACAAACACACCATATACTGTTGTTGATTTGCCTGTATTTTTAAGAAGATGATATGAAAATTGCTTTATGTTTATCTGGCCAAGCCAGAAGTTTCAAACAAGGTTATGAATACTATAAAAGAAACCTATTAGACAAACACGATGTGGATATATTCATTCACACATGGGAAGCTGAAGGCCTTGAAGAACTCCGTCAGTTGTATAAACCTGTAAAGATGGTGGTTGAGAAACCATTGGTTGGTGATTTTGATAAGAAGTACACAAACACACCAAATGCACAGGCACACCCATCACGCTTCACGGTGGCTATGTTGTATTCTATTTTCCAAACTATGTTGTATAAGACAGAACAGGAAATGGATAAAAAGTTTCTGTATGATTGGGTTATCAAGTCACGTACAGATTATGCCTTGAATGTGGAGATTCCATTTGCAGATTTGGATCCAACTAAGTTGTATATTCCAAATTGCAGAATGGTGCCTGAACGTGATTTTGGTAATGACCAATTTGCATTTGGTAATTCAAATGTGATGAATCGTAGAATGTCAATTTACTTGAATATGGAACACTACTATGACCAAGGTGTTCAGATGATTGGTGAAGATATGATGAGAGCTCATCTACACCACCACAGTCTTATTGGTGAGAATCTAGTTTATGTGAACATGAACAACCCATTTCCACCTGGCCAATTTAACGGCACTTGGCATAGTTTAATTAGGGATGATGCTGCCGAATGGAAGAAAAAGTAATTAAAGAACTTAAAGGACATTCTGGTAGTAAAATCTATCTAATGTCTGATAAGTATAAAAAATTCATTAGAAAAGTTGGTAACACAGAAAGAAACTACGAGAGGTTAATTTCTCTCGCTGGTTATTATCCTGTACCTAACATCTTTGAATACAAAGACCCCGTGTTGGATATGGAATATATTCATGGCCTAGACATGAAGAACTATTTGTTATCTGGTTCAACACAGAATTTAACCAATTTTCTATTAGATATATTAAGTAGTTTTGCGGATAGTGTGGTTGACAAAGACTACACAGAAGTGTATAATAAGAAGTTGGAATGGGTTGATAAAGAAGATTTGCCTTTTACCAAAGATGAATTGATTGCTAAGTTGCCTAAAATTCTACCACAGTCACAGTATCATGGTGATTTGACTTTGGAGAATATACTGCATACAAGCAACGAATTCTATATGATTGACGCAGTTACTATTGAATATGATTCATACATATTTGATATTGCTAAACTCAGACAGGATTTAGAATGCAAATGGTTTCTACGTGATACAAACCTGATGTTAGATGTTAAGTTGTCAAGCATTCAGAAAAGAATTCTAAAAGAGTTTCCATTAGCCAACAATGATTATATTCTAATATTGATGTTGTTGCGAGTATACCTACACACAAAACCAGGCGACATGGAAAGACAATTTATAGTGAAAGAGATTAATAGATTATGGAAGTAATTGTACCGGCCGCAGGCCTATCAACTAGGTTTCCAAATATGAAACCAAAATATCTTCTGTTAGATAAAAATGACAGAATGATGTTAGCTAAATCCATCAACCCATATTTGTCTGAGGGTCACAATGTTACTGTTGGTATTCTTCAGGCACACATTGACAAATACGATTCTTACAACCTTTTAAAGGCTCAGTTTGGTGATAAGATTAACATTATTGTTATTCCAAAAGTAACAAGTGGTCCTGCTGATACTGTTTATCAGATTATTAAGGCTGCAAATATACCTGAAGACTCTGAGTTTTTGATTAAAGACTGTGATAGTTACTTCACACATACCAATACACCTGGCAACTATGTCTGTATTAGTAGAATTGCAAACCATTTCATGTTAAGTAATTTGGCTGCCAAGAGTTTCGTGGTTTCAAATGAACAAGGCATTATTACTGATATCATTGAGAAGAAAGTGGTATCTGATAAGTTTTGTGTTGGTGGTTATAAGTTTGAATCCATCAAACTCTATGTTGATACATATGAGAAATTAAATAGTAATGTACATAATGAAATTTTTGTTTCACACATCATACAAGAATGCCTAATGAACGATTGTATCTTCTTTGAGAAGGATGTACAAGGTTATAATGATGTTGGAACAATAGAAGATTGGCGAAAATATAATGAGTCTCTTACCTGATAAAAACCTAATCATTGTCACATCGGCATTGGCACCAAACATAGGTGTTATTCCAAATGAAGACAGATATAAACAAACGATTGATTCGTTGGTGTCTCTACGTAAACACTTTCCAAATGATATCATTTTATTTACTGATGGTTCACCAAATGAAGTTGACCAAAAATGGTTAGAAAACATTTCAAACCATGCCGACATTATGGCAGTGTGGCACCAAGACAAAGATGTGAACCACTATGCAAGCGGTGGTATGAAAAGTCAGGCTGAACTTGTGTTGTTAATGAAAACAATTAATGTGTTGTACAACAATCCAGACTTGATGAGTATGATGCATAGTGTTAAACGTATCTTTAAATACTCGGCACGTACAGTATTGCTTGATGAGTTTGATTTAAAAGAGTATGATGGTCTATTTGGAAAGTATGTGTTTAAGAAGGCCATTCCATCTTGGATGCCTGATGAAGCTAAGTTGATGTTAACAGACCACTTGTACATCACTAGGATGTATTCATTGTGCCCATCATTGGTGAAGGATTACATGGCAACTTTGATGGCTTGTTTAGAAAATACTAATCAAGGAATGGATACAGAACACGCACACCACATGAACATAGATAAACGATACGTGATTGAATTTGATAAACTGCATTGTTCTGGCATAATGGCCAGTACAGGCGCAACTGAGGTATATTAATATGGATTTAAAAGAATACTGGCTAAACAACAACGGCAAAAAGATTACAAAGTGGACTCATTACTTTTGGGTATATGACCGACACTTTGCGGCACTACGAGATAAACCAATTAAGATGTTGGAGATTGGTGTATTGAATGGTGGTTCATTGGAAATGTGGAAGAAATACTTCCATCCTGATAGTACAATCGTAGGTATTGATATTACACCTAGTTGTAAAGACTTTGAAGATGCTGAGAATAATGTTCATGTCCGCATCGGTGACCAATCTGATCCAGAATTCTTACAAAGCCTTGTAGATGAATTTGGTGAGTTTGATTTGGTTTTGGATGATGGCAGTCACCATGTTGACCATGTGAACAAAACATTCCAGTCCTTGTATCCAAAGATTGCTAAAGATGGTGTTTACTTCATTGAAGATACACATGCGGCATATTGGAATTCTCATGGAGGTTCTATTGACCATCCAGATTCAATCAACAATGTGGCCAAGACCATGATTGATAAGTTGAATGCAGACCACACCAAAGGTCAAATTGCACCAGATTTCTTCACACATGAAACAAAGTGCATGTCGTGTTATGATAGTATTGTGGTGTTTGAGCGTGGTAATGTGGGTGCTAAAATTCCACAAGAGTATGGTGGACCAAAATCTGATGAGGTTTTGATTATCAGAACTCACTAAATACTAAATAAGACATTAACAACTGCTGCAGAGGCGGGACATGAAATTTAGAGAATTTATTACTGAGAATAAAGAGAAACATGCGGTCATGGCGTTTGGCCGTATGAATCCACCTACAACCGGACATGAAGTCTTGGTCAATAAGGTTAAATCGGTTGCAAAACAAGTTGGTGGTTCCCATCACATCATTCTGTCTCATTCACAAGATGCCGCTAAGAATCCTCTTACTGCGGCACAAAAAGTAAAACATGCCAAAAGGTTCTTTCCAGATACAAACATATCTGTTGCAACCAAAGAAGAACCAAACTTCCTAACACAAGCAGCCAAGTTACACAAACAAGGTGTAACACATCTACACATGGTCGCAGGCGCTGACCGTACCGCAGAGTACCACAAACTGTTGCACAAATACAACGGGACACATGAAGGTGCTCTTTTCAACTTCAAAAAGATAACTGTACATAACGCAGGTGAACGTGACCCTGATGCTGAAGGTACAGAAGGCATGTCCGCTTCAAAGATGCGTAAACATGCAGGCTCTGGTAATTTTGATGACTTTAAACAAGGCATTCCAAAACATGTGCCAGAACACCATGCGAAAGAATTATTCCGTGATGTTCGTAAAGGCATGAGCATTAAAGAGTCTATTGACCTTAACGAAGAATTTGAAATTCTTTTGGAAGGCGTACACGACCAATCCATCTTCAAAGCTATCTTCTTAGCAGGTGGTCCTGGTTCTGGTAAAGATTATGTGTTAGACAATACACTTGATGGTCAAGGTTTAACAGAAATTAATTCAGACAAGGCACTTGAGTTCTTAATGGACAAAGAAGGTCTTGATAAGATGATGCCTGTTGGCGAAACAGAGAAACGTGACTTTGTTCGTGGTCGTGCAAAGAACATTACAGAGTTGCGTCAACAACTTGCACTATTAGGTCGCAATGGTTTGATTATCAATGGTACAGGTGATGATGTAGCTAAAACAAAACGCATCAAAGACCAATTAGAAAAACTTGGTTACGATACTGCCATGTTGTTGGTGAATACAAGAGATGATATCTCCGCTCAAAGAAATATTGAACGTGGCCAACGTGGTGGTCGTGCGGTACCAGAACCAATTCGTAAAGAAAAGTGGGATAGTGTACAGTTAGCACGTACTGAATATGCTCAAATGTTTGGTGATAAGTATAAAGAATTTGATAACTCTGAAGACTTGAGGCAAGCTGATCCTGAAACAGTTAAGGCAAAGAAGTCTGAGCTGTTACAATTATATACAGGTTTTAAAGAATTCGTTTCTACACCACCACAGTCAGAAGAATCTAAATTTTGGGTTGCTAATGAGTTGGATAAGAAAGACACTTTACCAGTTCAAACTGATGGTGCTGAACAACTGCCTGCGTCTGATGATGCAACTGGTGAAGAAGCTAGAAAACTCGGTCTACAATACTATGGTTTTGGTAGATATGGCAGAAATGGTAAAGTTACACATCGTTCTGTACATGGTCAATTGGTTTTGGTCAATAAAGAAGAACCAAAACAACCAAAGATTCCTGTGAGTAGTTCATCACAGAAACCTGTTAAACCGGTTGTTAAAGAATCATCTGATTTGATATATGAAGATGGTTTGTTACGAGACAAGGCCGGTAAATTGCGTGTCTTCATGCTTAGAAATACTGCAGCAAAAGAAGCACACACTAAAAATGGAACCATTATTAAACACAATAATGGTTATGTTGTTAAACTTAATGGAGAAAATAAAAATGCTAAATTATCTGAAGAAATTATTTCAAACCAAACCAAAAGAACAAGCTCCTTTGGTGAGTCCAGTTCTGGAAGAAATCGTAGTACCGGTGCCAGTGATAGAACCAACACCGGAACCAGTGCCAGTTCCAGTACAGGAAGTTGTTGTGGAACCAGCACCTGCACCTGTGACACCAAGCCAACCACCGAAGAAACAACCCGTAGCAAAATCACACTTGCAGAAATCCGCACCCGCCAAAAAGAAAAAGTAATTGAGTCTATCAATAATGGTGAATCTGGTCTTTCGATGGCTGCATCTGGTGAGAACCTTGGCCGTGATACAACAAGAATTAAGACACTAAAGAAACCATTAGAAGAACTGACTGGCGATGAAACAACCATGAGTATCGGTGACCAAAAAGAAGGCGAACTGAAACGAATTGGTATTAATCTTAAAACATTTAAATCTAAAAAGGTTATAGGATGAAATCATTTAAAGCATTCATAACAGAAACGCCTGCTTGGACACGTAAAGAGGGCAAGAACCCTGAAGGTGGTTTAAACCGCAAGGGTATTGAATCTTATCGCCGTGAAAATCCAGGTTCTAAACTATCGATGGCAGTTACAACTAAGCCATCAAAATTGAAGCCTGGTTCTAAGGCCGCAAATCGTAGAAAATCATTCTGTGCTCGTATGGGCGGCATGGAAGGCCCAATGAAAAAACCTAATGGTGAACCAACTCGCAAAGCCCTTGCACTCAAAAAATGGAATTGCTAAATGTCAACTAACACAACATTCAAAATCTTTACCGACAAAATGGGCGGTACAAGAGCCAACACATATATTGGTACAACTGGTGAAGTATTTTATGATGTAGACGGCACATCAGCAATGAGGCTATCTAATGGCGTAACACCTGGTGGTATACCATTTGGCGTTTCTTCTGTTAGTGCATCATATGCTCCTGAATTTAAAACTGTTTCTGGTAATACGTTACCTGGTACCGTAACAACTGGCGCTTATGTTAAACAAGGTGCAATTGTTCATTTTAGAGTCAATGTTAATTTTGCAAATACATCAGATTTTGGAAGTGCTAGTCAATATAAACTAACATTGCCTTTTCCTGCGGCAGCAACAGTAACAATTCGTGGTGGATCATTGCACAGTAAACCTGCTAATCCAGCAAACAATGCAATATATCACATTGCTGGAATTACTGACATTGAAGAACCTGCTTCTTCAAATACGGAGATGTTACTTTATTATTCTGGTAGTACAACAGACTTAGCATGGAAATCAACTACGCCAGTTAATGCAACATCAAATGTTAGCCATTTTGATATTAGTGGTGCTTATGAAACGTCATCACTAACCGTATAATTTAATAAAAACAAAAACAGGAGAAACTCATGTATTCAGATAACAAACAAATTCGTGATGTAGCAGATGTTGCTGCACGAATCATGGCTGGTTTACCACCACTTGAAGAAAAATTGCATCCAAATCAACAAAAGATTGATGTGGTTGACGATGAAAAGATTGATGGTAAAGATTTTGCCAAACTTCGTAAGATGAAGAAGGAAGAAATCGAGATTGAAGAAGAAAGTCATCAATCTAAGACTACAATGAAACACATTCCAAATCCAACACCTGCACAAAAACAAGCAGCTAAAGATATTAAACCCGGCGTTGGCGGTTATCGTGACCGTATTGATATGCTTAAAAGTGCCGGCGTTAAAGAGGAAGTTGAAGCAATCGATGAAGTTAAGATGGCTGATTTGCCATCAACTAAAGTTCAAGGTCGTGCATATGGTTCATCTAAACCAGAAGCAAGTGCATTTGATGTACTAAAAGGACCAAAAGATAAAGAATTGAAATCTATTGAGTCTGAGAAGAAGAAAAAGAAAATGTCTGAAATGGTTGCCACATATAAAGATGGCGGCATGAAGGCATTCTTTGAGTCTATTGAGAAAGAGGAAATGATTTCTGAAGAACCTGATTCTGCTCAATTTGCAAAAGAATTGGAAGACCAAAAGAAACGTGCAGCTGGTACTAAACCACAAGCTGAAGTTGCTAAACCATCCGTTCAAGCAGTTCAACAAGAAAGAATTGAAATTACCGATGAAATGATTTTTGAAGTTCTTGAAAATGCTGGTATTGATTTTGAATCATTGAGTGATGATGAATTGCAAATAGCTGCAAATGAGGCATATGAAGTTCTTCATGAAATTTCAACAAAGACTTTAGCTAAAGCCGCTAGTGCTGCTTCTGACCCTGATGCAGACTATCATTATGGTAAGTCACACGACCCGCAAAAGTTTGCAGACCATGCTAAAAAGACTAAAGATGCAAAATCAGCAGCTGCTGTTCAAGGTGCCGCTGATGCGAAAGGCCACTATACAAGACCAGGGCATAGTCTTGGGTCCTATGATAAACTTGCACACAGAACTCCTGCTCGTGTGACTGGTGTTGGAAAAGCAAATAAACAAGATGTTAACAAATTAAAAAAGAGTATAAGTCTAAATGCTGAAGCAACTGAACAAGACATTTACGTTATCGATGCAGATTTGGCTAATGGTGTAGATGCTGTTAACATTGAAGAACGTACATTGACTGCCGGTGAGACAAAGAAGAAAGAAGAAATTGTTAAATCTATGAAAAAAGGTTTGGCAGGTTTCAAAGAGCGTTATGGTGACCGTGCTAAGAATGTCATGTATGCAACCGCCACTAAAAATGCCATGAAAGAAGAAAAAGAAGACCATCATCAAAAAGGTTACGACCATGTGCGTGAGCCTATTTCTGATGAACCATATCTCGATAATGCTCGTGTAAGATTTAACGAATTAAAAAAACAAAATCCTCATAAAAAAGGATCTCAAGAGCACAAAGATTGGCATTCTGGAGCATCAGCTGCATATGAAGAACATAAAGACATATTAAGAGGCAAATAAATGAAAACGTGGTCTGAGTTTCTTACTTTACGTGAAAGGTGTTGGCCTGGTTACAAATCTGTGCCAGGTAAAAAAGCATATTCACCTGGTTCTTGCGTAAAAGAATCTCCTACTATTGAAGAAGATTTGCGTAAATGGTTTAGTAAAACGGATCCAAAAGGTGGTTGGAAAAGGATCAATAGTAAGGGTGAAGCAATTGGCCCTTGTGCAAGAGAACCTGGTGAACCTAAGCCTAAGTGTATGTCTAACGAAAAGAGAGCTTCTTTAAGTAAAAAAGAAAGAGCATCTGCCGTTGCGTCTAAAAGAAAACATGACCCTAATCCTGAAAGAAAGGGTCCACCAATAAATGTGTCTAACTTTGGAAAAGGAAAGATAAGCGAAGATATGGAAAACTTAAACGAAAAAAATGTACCAACAAGTCCAGAAAAATGGGCTCAGGCAAAAGCACAGGCTAAATCTAAGTTTGATGTTTACCCTTCTGCTTATGCCAATGGTTGGGCTGCAAAGAAATATAAAGCAATGGGTGGCGGTTGGAAATCAGTCAATGAAGTTAAAGAAGTTGGAGATGATCCAACTGGTGATATCCCACCTGATAATCTTGTAAGAAAAGGCACTAAGGTTGTTGCTAAGCAGACGCAATTTGAAGAAACAGAGATGCTTGATGAACTATCTAACAATTTGTTATCTCGTTACAAATCTGCTGCTACTAAACAATCTTCAAGTCTTGGTAAAGAAATGCAATCTGATTCCAGTAAGACCAAAAAGAATACAGAACTACAGAACAAGAGGTTTTCAGGTACTATGAAAGCAACCACTAAACAATTTGCTAACGATATGAAAAACGAAGCTAAGGATCCTGGTGAATATGACCAAGAAGGTGACATGGCCATGACACAATTGCGTAGTATTATTTACCACGCACAAGAGTTGCATGACCAATTAGATAAGGATGACAATCTTCCAGAGTGGGTTCAGTCTAAGATTACTTTAGCGCAAGATTATATGCAAACTGCCCATGATTACATGTACTCACAGAAGAATGTAACAGAAGAAGTTGAATTGACTGAAGGTCGTCCATCACAACGCCATCCATTGGAAGGCCATGAGTATCACAAAAAATCTGATGAGGCTTTGGTTCACATTGCTAAAGATGCACATGCAGCCGCTGAAGCAATGAAGTCACACAATCCAACTGCTGAGAACAAGTATCGTGACCAAGCCAATGATTCTGCAACAGTAAGACACTATCGTAAGACACATGGTATGGCTGATTGGTACAAAAAGAAGTATGGTCACATAAATGAAAGTGATGCATACGATAAAGATGTTAAACCTTCTGATAAACCACATGATAAAGAAGCCGCTGCAAAGCGTGCTAAAATTGCCGCAGTAATGGCAAGAAAGAAAATGGCTAAAGAAGAAGTTGAACAATTGGATGAGTTGTCACCTAGTACCTTACAGAGTTACAAAGTTGCTGGCCACAAGAAGTATGATAGTATTAGAAATAATACTGATGCTGATTCGATGGCTAAGAAATCTAAATTGGAAAAAGGTATTAAAACTGCTCATGCCAAGCAATTTCCATCTAAACCTGCAGCACCTGCACCAAAGAAAGACCCTAATAGTCGTGGTTACGAACAAGGTCGTTATATGGGCGACAGCGTTGAACATGATGAATCATTAATAGAGGGTGAAAGTTGGAAGGTAGATACAGGTTGGAAAAAATCTAAGTCGGATGAAGTTACAGATAAGTCTGGTGCAAAACATACAGCAATGTCTAGAGCAAAACATTTGGCCAAAATGGCTGCAAAGAAAAATGCCAATCCAACTAAGTCAATGCGTGAAGATGCAGAACCTGTTGAGAAAGAACCTGAAGAAGCACCAAAGAAAAGTCGTAAGGCTCAAATTGTTAAAGATGCTAAGAAATCTAAAACCGCATCAGCTGATAAGTTTCAATCGGAACCAGAATTAGGTTCCACTATCACTAAAAATTATTGAGTGGTTGACAGGTATAAATAAACAATCAAATCAGACAAATAGGAGAACAATATGTCTTTATGGGGAAATTTAGATGCCGCTAACAATGCGCCAAAGTTTGCTGGCACTGGCGGTATCGGCTTAACAGCCAACACACAACAATTATTTTCAAACACAACATTTGCTACAACAAGCACTTCTTTAGGTATAGCAGGCCAAGCAACTGGTGTCTTTGGCATTAGTGTTACAGAAACAGCCAACACAGGCGGCGGCAGAGCCAACACAGCTGGCGCTCATGCTGGTTGGGTAATGCGTAAAGAAGGCACTGGCGGTCGTGCTGGTCGTATTCAAACAGAAACATTGGTTGCTATGGGCTCAATGACTGGTGACTTTGCAACTGCAAACACCACTTATCCAGGTATCTAATGCGATTCTCTGAATATATCCGTGAGATGGAAATTGGTGCGGTCTCAGGGCCTGCACCAACACCAGCACTCATGGATACAAATTTAGATAGTCTGAATAAGCGTTTGGATTATGATACTGATGAAAAGTTTTTATCTCCTGAGTCTGGTATACAAAGGATTCGTAGAGTGTTGCACTTGTATGGTTATGACATGCCAGCACTTTACGATGCCGATCCAGAAGGAGATGAGGTGGTACTCGACCTAGATACGGATTTAGGCGTGTACATTTTATATACTCTCACCGATGATAATGATTATGAGTTTTATGCTGAGATTGGCCATGAAAGTCGTATGCAAGAGCTTTTATCGGATGAGGGAGAACCAGAAGAAGAATAAATGTCCTTTGATGATTTGACAAATGAAAATATAATGATGTATGCAATGAAAGCTTATGATAGGCCTAATTGTATAATGAGTGAGTTTAAAGACGATTTAAAACGATTTAATTACCTAAAGAGATTATTCCTTAGGTACCGTAAATATGATGAAATGAGAGAACAACTGGTAATAAACCATCTAGTCGTTCTCTATAACGTTTTTGGACCAGAAGTTGCAACAAGAATGTTGTTTTTCAAAATGTCAAAAGAAGACTATTCGGCACTTAAAACATACTTGATATTTTTAAGTATTATGCCAGATAGAGTGAAAGGTATTAAAGGACATGATATCATATCTTCGGAGATTCCTGTAGACCAAAAAGTTGTGGATGTATTAAGGGATATCAAATGAAACCGGTTAAAGAAGATGTTGGTGCCGGTGTACCAACAAATAATGTAAGTGGCGGCCAAGTAGCCGCTCTTGGCGTTGGCCCACAAGGTGAACCTGGCGTTAAGAAGAAAAAGAAGGGTGTTCCTTCTTTCACAACATTCATTAAGAGAAAAGCGAATGTGGCTTCTTAATTGGTTACCAAATTGGATATTCTATGCGATGGGGTTAATCGGTGTATTAACCTTGGTGGTTACATATTTCATTAAGTTCTTACCAATTCCATTCGTTTACATGTACAAAACTCCATTGCAGTTGTTATCGATTGCAATGATTGTTATTGGCACATTCATGGCTGGTGCAATATATGATAATGAAGCATGGCTTGCCCGTGTCAAAGAATTAGAAGCTCAGGTAGCTGAATCTGAAAAGAAATCTGTCGAGAAAAATGTAGAGATAGTAGAGAAGATTGTACATAAAGAAAAAGTCATCAAAGAAAAAGGTGACGATATCATTAAGTATATTGACCGAGAAATAGTTAAAAAAGAAGAAGTTATTAAGTACATTGAAAACTGTCCAGTACCAAAGGACATTATTGATGCACATAACGCAGCAGCTGCAATGGGTAAAAAATGAAAGCTGTTATATTAACTATTACTTTTTTGTTGTCTGGTTGCACTATGTTTGTTCCTGTCAAAAGGAATTTCCCCGAAGCACCTGTTACTTTAATGGTTAAATGTCCTCAGTTAGAAACTGTACAAGGTGATAAAGTTGCTATAACGGATATGTTGAAGACTATTGTTAACAACTACCGTTTATATTACGAATGCTCTAATCGTGTTGAAGGTTGGGGTGATTGGTACGTAGAACAAAAGAAAATATTCGATAGTGTTAAATAAAGGATAAGATATGAAACTAATAATTATTCCATTGAGCCTTCTATTGTTAGTTGGCTGCGCTAGTAAAGATTATGCAGTATATGTTGATGCTCAAAAGTCTATGTCTAAAGACCTAACAATCAGCGAGACCGCAAGACTTGCCGCTTTGACAGATATGGCAAAGAATTCCGATCCAGCAGTTCGTGCTACTGGTATCATGTTACTGCAACAACTACAACAAGGTAGTAAAACTGTCACAGTTGAACCACCTAAGAAGAATTGGTTAGGCCTTTAAGGATACAAAATGGAATTAACAGTACAACAATTAAAACAACTATTACCAAAGAATCCATATGTGGATCATTGGCACCATGCATTAGAACAGTTATTGCCTGACTATGAAATCAATACACCAGAACGTATTGCAGCCTTCATTGCTCAATGTGCTCATGAATCTGGTGGTTTCACGGCACTCAAAGAGAATTTGAATTACAAAGCCGCATCTTTACGTAAACTATTTCCAAAGTATTTCCCTGATGATGCAACAGCAAGCCACTATGCATCACTACCAAACAAACAAGAAGCAATTGCGAACCGCATCTATGCCAGTCGCATGGGTAATGGTGATGAGGCCTCTGGTGATGGTTATCGGTTCTGTGGTCGTGGTCTGATTCAATTGACCGGCCGTGATAACTATACATTTTTTGCAGGCAGCTTAGAAATTTCTGTAGAAGAAGCAACTGAGTATTTGGCCACATTTGAAGGTGCCGCTCAATCAGCATGCTGGTTCTGGGAAACAAACAAACTTAATCAATGGGCAGACAAAGGTGATATTGTTACATTGACTAAGAGAATCAATGGCGGTACTATTGGACTTGAAGACCGTATCAAACATTATGAACACGCATTACATGTCTTAGGAGTTTAAGATGGCCAAAGAAGTTAAAGAAGTAAAGAAAAAAGACGAAGATTGGATGACCAAAAAGTGGCGTCCAATGATGGCGATGATGTACATGGTATGCTGTCTTTTCGACTTTGCTTTATTTCCAATCATGTTCACAGTTGTTCAGTTCTGGGAAGTTCAGGCTGCTAATGATGCATTCAGACAATGGGTTCCAATTACATTGCAAGGCGGTGGATTGTTTCACGTTGCAATGGGTGCCGTATTAGGTGTTTCAGCATATGGTCGTACACAAGAAAAGGTTGCAGGTGCAGCAAATGTTTCAACCGGTTTACCAACAGGCGGAGTTTCAACACCTACACTATCTTCAGCAGTACCAATGCAAACCAGTTTTAACGCACCAATGCAGTCAAATGCTTACGCACCATCATTTGGCACACCAACAGGTTTCAACGGAACTTCACAACAAGATTTCAATCAACAACCAATCTCAGTAACAGTAGGCTTTGGCGGTAAAATGGCGCCACCAGCTGCACCTCAACCATTACTCTAAGGAACTATTATGAAAAAAATTATATTTGTAGCAGGTTTATGTTTGGCATTATCAGGTCAGGCAATGGCTGAAGGTGAGACAAAGAAAGTTTGCGTTGACGTTAAAGACAAAGCAGGTAAGGTTGTCAATGACGCCAAAACAGGTAAACCAAAACAGTCTTGCAAAGAAATGAAAGTCCATAAGAAGTTGGAAGGTACTAAAGTGCCTGAGAAGAAGTAATGTCTGACCAAGAGCTTGTTGACTTAAAGGTAGATGCTGGTGTTTTAAAGACCCAAGTATCGACAATAATCATCCTTTGTGATAAGATGGACAAAGTTATTGAAAAGTTAGCTAACGCTCAAGAAAAGATTGTCGAACAAATTTATACCGATATGAGAAAACGAGAAGATGAAAAGGACGCTGATGTGAAAGAATTACATTCACGAATTACCACAATCAGCCGTGAGTTATCTGATAAGGTAGAATTAACTGAGCGTAGGATTATGGATGAAATCAAATGCCTACGCAACGACATTGCCGAACACAACAAGAAAGAAGATTCTGAACTGAAGAAGATTCTCGAATGGAAATGGATGGCTGCAGGTGGTATAGTGGCACTTGCGTGGTTGTTCTCACATGTTAACCTAGATATGCTCGGCAAATTAGTTAATTAAACTTGACAAACACCTTCGAGTGTGTTATATTATGAGTCTATGTCAATATCTACAGATTCAAAATATATCAAACTGGTGTCTTCCCGCTTGCGTAACTTCAAGCAGAAAGATGCCTATCTATGGAACTTCTCTTGCCCTATTTGTGGTGACAGCCAAAAGAACAAATTAAAGGCAAGAGGGTATGTGTTCAAAAAAGGCAATGATTTATTCTATCGTTGCCACAACTGTGGTTCTGGAGTAAATCTTGCCAACCTTCTCAAGCATGTCGATTCAGCCTTGCACAAAGAGTACGTTCTTGAAAGATACAAATCAGGAGAATCGGGAGCGACACGCCTTCTACCAGAAGCGATTTCAGTCCCATCTCCAAGATTTGGAAAAGTCGAGAGAGTTCGTACCTACGAAAAGGCAGAATATTGTGACCGCCTTCAAAGTGGACATTTTTGTTTAGAGTATCTCCAACGCAGGCAGATACCTGAGAAGTATTACAAATCGTTACTATTTACTAATAAGTACAGACAATTTGTAATTGAGGCATTTCCTACGAATGATAAAGATATTGTAGATGATGCTCGTCTGGTCATTCCCTTCTATGACCAATACAATGAACTGATTGCTCTATCTGGTCGTGCATTAGAAAATTCTAGTGACAAACTACGATATGTGACAGTTAGAACCAATGATAGTACAGACAAACTTATCTATGGTTTGGATAGAGTCGACCTAACCAAACCAGTTAAGATTGTAGAAGGTCCTATCGATTCCCTTTTCCTTAATAACTGTGTTGCCTCTGGTGATTCAAGTCTAGCTATTGCTGCTAAATTTGTTGATGCAGAACAAAAAATATTATTATTTGATAATGAACCTCGAAATAAAGAGATTGTGAAGTTAATGCAAGATGCAATCAAATTAGGTCACAATGTTGTCATTTGGCCTAATACTATGAATGGCAAGGATATTAATGAGATGGTGATGAATGGCATTTCGGTGGATGAAATAGAAAGTATTATAAGTAGTAACACCTTCACAGGTCTTGAGGCGCAAGCCAAATTTACATTTTGGAAGAAAATATGAAGATAGAATTGATTAGTTATTCTCAACGTCCAGCTGGAGTTGACCACGATGATACGTTAACAGATTTGGTAGCATACTGTGCAAGGGTCTCAAACCCAAGTAATCAGAACAATAAAGATACCGCTGAGAAGTTGATTCGCTATTTGGTCAATAACCAACATTGGTCGCCACTTGAGATGGTGAGTATGTGTTTAGAAATCGAAACTACACGGGATATTGCAAGGCAAATGCTGAGACACAGGTCATTTTCATTCCAAGAATATAGTCAACGATATGCTGACCCTACAAAGGACTTGGAATTTGTAACAAGAGATGCTCGCAAACAAGATAATAAAAATAGACAAAACAGCATAGACTTAGACATTCAAAATAACGATTCGGATAGGTTCCTACAATATCAATGGGAACGTATGCAAGAAAATGTTATTAAACAATCTCAAAATGCTTACGAATGGGCAATAGTAAAAGGTATTGCCAAAGAGCAGGCTCGTGCAGTATTACCAGAAGGCCTGACTGTTTCACGTTTGTATATGAACGGAACTTTGCGTTCTTGGATTCACTATATACAACTCCGTTCCGCTAACGGCACACAAAAAGAACACATGGACATAGCACTCAAATGTGCAGAAGTAATTGCCAAAGTATTTCCGATGGCAAATGAGTATATCACAAAATAATAATAATTGGAGTAATAATGAATATCATTCATGGTATTAAGGTAGACTATTCTCGGGACAATTTGTTCGATGAATTGGGTCATAAAAGATTAAAAGAAAGCTACATGAAGGAGGATGAGGTATCACCACAAGAAAGGTTTGCTTATGTTTCAAAATCGTTTGGGTCTAACGAAGCACATGCACAACGTTTGTATGAGTATTCTAGTAAGCATTGGCTTTCCTATTCTACACCTGTGCTCAGTTTTGGGCGTTCTAAGCGTGGCTTGCCTATATCATGTTTCTTACCTTATCTACACGATAGTGCAGAAGGCCTTGTCGATTGTTTGGCGGAAGTAAATTGGCTCAGTATGCTGGGCGGAGGAGTTGGAATTGGAATTGGAATCAGGTCTACAGATGATAAAAGCGTTGGCGTTATGCCTCATCTTCGCACTTATGACGCTAGTAGTTTGGCATACAGACAGGGGAGGACGAGGAGGGGGTCTTATGCTGCTTATCTTGATGTTTCTCATCCCGATATTCTTATCTTTTTAGAGATGCGTAAGCCGACTGGTGATCCCAATATGCGATGTATGAACCTACATCATGGTATCAATATTACTGATGACTTCATGCAAATCGTTGAGAGGTGTATGCTAGATAAAGATGCTGATGATTCATGGGAACTAAAAGACCCTAACAACAATGAGGTGCGTGAAGTTGTATCAGCCAAAGACCTTTGGCAACGTATCTTAGAAATGCGTATGCATACTGGTGAACCTTACTTACACTTCATTGATGCAAGTAATCGTGCCATGCCTGAGTTTCAAAAGAAACTAGGCCTAAGTATTAAACAATCGAATTTGTGTAGTGAAATTATATTACCGACTGATAAAGACCGTACTGCTGTATGTTGCTTATCGTCACTAAATTTGGAGTATTATGATGATTGGAAATCTGACAAACTTTTTCTTCGGGACGTTGCTGAGATGCTTGATAACGTTCTCCAGTATTTCATTGATAATGCTCCTGACAGCATATCAAGAGCAAAATATTCAGCTAGCCGTGAACGCTCTATTGGTATTGGCGCCCTCGGCTATCATGCTTATCTACAGAAGAATTCAATCCCGTGGGAATCAGCATTGGCAACAGGCCGAAACATTCAAATCTTCAAATACATAAGAGAACAATTAGATGATGCAAATATCCAATTGGGTACCGAAAGAGGCGAAGCACCCGATGCGGCAGGTACTGGACGGCGTTTCTCTCATATGCTTGCTATTGCTCCTAACGCTTCTTCTTCTATTATTATGGGTAATACTTCTCCCTCTATTGAGCCCTTACGTGCGAATGCGTATAGACAAGATACTCTCAGCGGTTCTTCCTTGAATAAGAACAAGTGGCTTGATAGAATCATCAAGGGACTTACGCAAACTCAAAATGAGTACAATGATATCTGGTCATCTATCATTGCGAATGATGGCTCTGTACAACATTTAACTTGGTTGTCAGATTGGGAGAAAGATGTATTCAAAACCTCAATGGAAATTGACCAACGATGGGTTATTCAACATGCAGCTGATAGACAACAGTATATTGACCAGGCTCAATCATTGAACCTATTCTTTAGACCTGATGTGAACGTAAAGTATCTACATGCAGTACATTTTCAAGCATGGAAACAAGGCCTGAAAACACTATACTATTGCCGTAGTGAGAAGTTGGCCAAGGCAGATAAAGTGTCGAAGCGTATTGAACGCCAAGTTATTGAAGAAATTGACTTGAAAGCTCTTGCGGCCGATGATTCAGTTTGTTTGGCTTGTGAGGGATAAATGTCTCACATTATTGCAAATTTACCACCGGTAAAGTGTTTTGTGCATAAAGAATTCTTATATGATTTTGAAAAAGGATTTGGTGAACTTGTTCCTTGCTGGTGGGTAAGTATTAAATCTCTGAGAGGACAAGCCTTTCGTATTGAATCATATTTAAATGAATATGGTGCTTTGTATGATAAATTGCCAATTAGTGCATACTGTTGGAAACCAATTGAAGGCGAACCGTTACCATTAGATTGTCTGCAATTATGGGATTGTTTAAGTTATGATATTACTGTATTGAAGAAAGCACAACTTCAATCTATGAAATGTAAATTTAAACTAAAGACAGGAGACTGGATGTACGGTGAATATATGTTCACAATAGATTCAGCTCATCCAGATTTTAATGTTATAGATACTGGCTTCTCTGAAGATGTTGAGGACCATAAGTCATATAACTTTATTAAATGTGACAATGGACAATTTGCGTGTCAACCAAATAATAGAATGATTGTATTTGAACCTTCAAGTAATCCTAAAGAATTAAAATATCCAGACTTTAAAGTATCAACCAAAAAATGGTCTGTTGAAACCGAAGCCAAATGGTCTCTCGGTGACACAGACACTTACATGTATGAAAGAAAAGAAAAATGAAAAAAGTAATAAGATTTACCGCCTCATGGTGCCAACCATGTAAAATGTTGGCTAAAACATTAGAAGATGTACAGACCAACTTACCAATTGAAATTGTCGATATTGATAAAGATTCTGATGTTGCAATCGAATATGGCATTCGTGGTGTGCCAACATTGGTTATGGTTGAAGATGGTACGATATTGAAACGCTTAGTTGGTATGCAGAACACAAAACAATTACAGGAATGGTTCAATGATTAAAAAAACTAACAGCCGATTGACCGATGAGCGGTCAGCATTCAAACCCTTTAATTATCCATGGGCATATGATGCATGGTTGAAACATGAACAATCACATTGGTTGCATACGGAAGTACCAATGGCTGAAGATGTTAAAGATTGGAAAAAGAAACTATCTACAAGTGAGAAAGAGTTTTTGACCAATATTTTCCGTTTCTTTACACAAGGTGATATTGACGTTGCAGGGGGTTATGTTAATAATTACTTGCCATATTTTCCACAACCAGAAGTTCGAATGATGTTGTTAGGCTTTGCAGCTCGTGAAGCATTACACATTGCGGCTTATAGCCACTTGATTGAAACTCTTGGCCTGCCTGATACCACATACAACCAATTTATGGAGTATCAGGAGATGAAGGACAAACACGATTATGTGATGAACATCTCAGCTCAGAATACTACAAAAGAAAATACAGCAACACATATTGCCGTGTTCTCAGCATTCACAGAGGGTATGCAACTGTTCAGCTCATTTGTTATGTTGTTGAATTTCCCACGTACAGGTAAAATGAAGGGTATGGGTCAAATTGTTACTTGGTCTATTGTTGATGAAACAATGCATGCCGAGAACATGATGAAGTTATTTAAGACCTATATACAAGAAAACAATGAAATCTGGAATGATGATTTGAAATCTAGAATCTACACCATTGCTGAAAAAATGGTTGAACTAGAAGATAAATTTATTGATTTGGCATTTAGTAGTGGTGAGATGGAAGGTCTTACAGCGGATGAATTGAAGAAATACATCCGTTACATTGCTGATAGAAGACTCATTGGCCTTGGTATGAAAGGCATTTTTAAAGTTAAACGTAATCCACTCCCATGGGTTGAAGAAATGATTAATGCACCAACGCATACTAATTTCTTTGAGAACCGGTCTACTGACTATGCTAAGGCTGCTCATACTGGTACATGGGATAATGTGTGGGCTTAATTTAAATACAACAAAAAAAGGATTAATATGAAAAAATTACTAGTTATCGCACTTATGGTGCCTTTCATTGCTTTTGCTCAGGGCAAACAAAAACCTGGTGTGACATATGATGCAGTATTGACCAGAGTGGTTGATGGTGATACAGTTGCATTTCAAGCCAACTTTCTACCTGAACCACTAAAGAAAGAACTTAGCATTCGTGTCTTTGGTGTTGATACACCAGAGAAAGGCCATCGTGCATTGTGCCCTAGTGAGGCCACAAGAGGTGAAGCTGCAAGTGCTTTCACTAAGGCAGCCGTAAATGCTTCAACTAAGCGCCAAGTTGTCCTAATGGATTGGGACAAGTATGGTGGCCGTGTGTTGGGTGATGTATTACTTGATGGTAAAAGTTTGCGCCAAATGTTAATTTCAAATGGCTTTGCCCGTGAATACTATGGCGAGGCAAAACAAAGCTGGTGTAACTAATGGCTACACTACATCACGTATGCGATAACTGCGATTCACAATTCACAATCAAATATGATGTGGAAAAATGTGAAGATGATCCTCACTTCTGTCCATTCTGTAGCGAATACATACTAGAGAATGACACAGAAGATGAGGATGATTAATGTGGTTATATAACAATATAGAATTTACAGAAGACATGGTTGGTGATTGGTTTGGGTATATCTACGAAATCACCAACCTCATCGATGGCCGCAAGTATGTGGGTAAGAAATTATTCACACGAGCTGGTACAAAACAAATCAAAGGTAAAAAGAAAAAGGTTCGCCTTTCCTCTGGATGGGCGAACTATTGGTCTTCGTCCAGAGAATTGCAAGAAGATGTTAAAAAACTAGGAGAGAAGAACTTCAGTCGTAAGATATTGTACCTATGTAAAACTAGGTCAGAATGTTCATATAGAGAAACTAAGGAGATTTTTATCAGAGATGCACTACTAACCACGGAGTATTATAATAGTTGGGTTTCGTGTAAGATACACAAGGCTCACGTATTGAATAAACTATGAAACATTGTAAAGAACCTGATTCGTTACCTAAGAGAAGGAAAACCATGGCTCGTAAGACAACCGCCAATACAATCATTGAAACCGAAAGAGTTTCAAGACCATCCAATCACCTCAGACTGAGGCTTGATGACCTTAAAACATTTGACCCGTTGACAGAAAATCAAAAACTATTCTTTGATGCATACAAACGTGGAGATTATTTTGTAGCACTACATGGTGTTGCAGGTACAGGTAAAACCTTTTGTGCCTTGTATAAGGCCATTGAAGAAGTGATGGACAAATCAAACCCATTTGCTAAGATTATTATTGTTCGCTCTGCCGTACAGAGCCGTGAGATTGGCCACCTGCCAGGTGATGTAAATGAGAAGATGGAAATCTATCAACAGCCGTATCGCCAAATCTGTGAGACACTATTTGGTCGCAAGGACGCATGGGATAGACTAGAGGAACAAGGCCACATTGAATTCATATCTACATCATTCATTCGTGGTATGTCCTTTGATGATGCTATCATTATCGTGGATGAGATGCAGAATATGACCTTTGAAGAAATAGATACAGTTATGACCCGTGTTGGTTACCGCTCAAAGATTATATGGTGTGGTGATTACAGGCAGACCGACCTGAATAAGAAGAAGAATGACGTAACAGGCATTCTCAAATTCTTTGATGTAGCACACCACATGAATGCCTTCACTCGCATTGAGTTTACACCTGATGACATTGTACGCTCATCATTGGTTAAAGATTACATTCTTGCCAAACTACAATATGAGGATGCAATGGACTAAGGCAATAGAGTTCGGACTCTAGTGAAAAATGTTGCAGCTGCACATATATAATAGTATAATCACTAATATCGTAAACACTATGTTCAAACTCTTTTCTTACCTATTATCCTTCTTTGAAGGCACCAGTTACCAATCACGCTTGGACAGATACCTTTCCAATCGTAGTGTAACTGATGCATCACAGCTAGAATACTATGTCAGAGAGTTTGAACGTAATCAACATAAGGCATATCTGTGAAAAACATTCTAAACACTATTTACAAAGCATTTGTAACCCTTGGTAGTTTCACTAAGGAATACCGAGAAACCAAATACGGTGCATACCGCACCGGCAAATAACCTATCGTCTAAGGAGATAAACCATGGCCAATTCTATTTTTACACCATTATATTTTGCAAACTACTTCGTTGACCAAGTACAAGATGCAAAGAACAAGATTGTTGACACATTCGTGTTTGATGACAAAATCAAAGCATCCATTAAAGACTTCGTTGAAGCACAACGTGACTTCACTAAGCAAGTAAACCGCACAACTAATGAAGTTGCTGAGTTGACTACAGTAACTCTCAAAGAAATGGCTGAGAAGACAGTCAAAGCCGCTAAGATTTAATTGTTATACATATGCTTTGGAGGATATCTGAAGCATATGAAAAAACTAGTAGCGCATCGTGCAAATAAACGATTTATGGATATAGCATTCAAATCACAATCGTGGCAACCAACTGAACGCAATGGATGGATTATAAAATTCTCCATTTTTAATGATGACAAGATATTGTTTGTGTTTCTCTCCAGATATACAGGCCAGACAGTTATCAGAGAGTTTGGTGATGAAGATGCCGCTGTGGACTATATCAACCTCATAACCGATTTAGATGCCGAAGAATGGCACGTACTATAATCAGGTATAAACCCGCTTCGGCGGGTTTTCTTTTTGGCCACTATATAATTGTACCGCAATAAAATTATGGTTAGTATATAATGTTACATTAGGAGGAAACATGAATGATAAGTTGAAAGAGATTGCCCTACATGCAGGTGGCAGTCATTACCCTGTTGTTGGTGGGGAAACACTAGAGAAATTTGCCCGTCTATTGATTGCCGAGTGCATTGATGCGGTAAAGAATACACCAACAACAGCCGCATTTACTACATTTGACAAAGCTGTGGTTGATAATACGATTGCAAATAGTGTCAAAGCCATTGAGCAGAGGTTTCTATGAAAATAGGCTTTACCTGTTCGGCATTTGATTTACTACATGCCGGTCACATTCTAATGCTCAAAGAGGCAAAGGCACAATGTGACCACCTGATTGTTGGGTTACAGACTGACCCAACCATTGACAGAGCAACTAAGAATAAACCTATCCAAAGCGTCTTGGAACGATACATCCAACTGTCCGCAGTAAAGTATGTGGATGAGATAGTGGTTTATGAAACAGAGCATGACCTGTTACAAATACTCAAGGCATACAATATTGATATTCGGGTATTAGGAGAAGAATATGAGAACAAGCCATTTACTGGCCATGACCTACGAATTGAAACACACTTCAATAAACGTACCCATAGTTTTTCCACTACCGAATTGAGAAACCGTGTCATTGACAGGTACAATGAGCAGGAGTATAAGAAATGATAGACCTCATAAATGCCTTTATGATGGGTGTATTTGCCACACTACTGTATCAAATTGTGAGAGAATTAGACCTCGTTGGTAATTTAATACAATTATTTAAAGATTGGTCTAATAATGAGCAAACAAGAAGATAAAGACAAACGAAGCAGCCGCATTCATGCCGATGAAACTGCTGTTAAGAAACAGGTTAAGATTGCTAAAGTGCATGGCATTGAGGTGAAAGAACCTCATAAGTTTGCCAAGCACCATGCGCTAGATTGCGGCAACCCTAATTGTCCAATGTGTGCTAGTCCACGTAGAATATACAAAGAGCCAACTATACAAGAGAAATCATTTCAACAAACTGAAAATTGGAATAAAGAGTGAATCATTATCAAAACTATAACATTAATGGCGATGTGTACCGAGACACCGAGGTCTATTCTGTTATAGATAACCTACAGTTGGATAAGCTTGTATTGTCTCAGGTCACCTTGCATAAGCATCAGGAGACTAGAGGCCATGTGCATGATGGCTGTGAAGAAGTATATTTCTTCCAGTTTGGCCAAGGTCATATGGTTATTGGTACTGAGTCTGAAACCGTAACTGCTGGTTCTATTGTATTGGTGCCAGATGGCCAGTTTCATAGAGTTATCAATACAGGCCTATCCGACCTTGTATTTCATACAGTTTACAACAAGACACAAAGCAGAACAGTATATGCAAAATAACCATTGGGGTGAACCGGATGATATCGAGCCAATGCCAGATTGGATGTTGGCTGAGACACACCGCAACCCGAACTACAGACCATCCAGAGGCAAGAGTTTAACCGAGATGATTGAAGATGCCTTGAAGAAACCTCCAGTACCAATTATCATACAGGAACCAAGAAATGATTAACTTTAAAACCTTTCTTAATGAACGTGTCCGAGTTGGCCGAGTACAACGCTTTGGCGCCAAG